ACAGAAGCACAGAAGAAAGCGTATAGGATCGCGGATAATCGACTAAACGAGCTGGCGGAATGGGACAATGAGCTTTTGTCCTTGGAGCTTGAAGCCCTAACAGAGGCAGATTTCGATATTGGGTTGTTGGGTTTCAGTGACGAGGAGCTGGATGAGCTTCTTGCTGGTAGTACAGGCACAGAAGGAAATACCGATCCGGATGACGTTCCGGAGGTTCCTGAGAATCCTGTAACAAAGCTTGGTGATATTTGGTTGTTGGGTGAACATCGTTTGATGTGTGGGGACTCGACGGATAAAGAAAGTGTTGGACGGTTGATGGCAGGGGAAATGGCTGTGCTTGTTGTAACCGATCCACCCTATGGTGTGAGCTATGCAGACAAAAACAGCTTTCTTAACGCAGTGGATAAGGGTAACAGAAACCAGACGGCCATTGCCAACGACCACATGGATAAGGAAGACACACAGGCCATGTGGGAGGCCGCGTTTCGGGAAATGGCTAACGTCATGCATCCCGGCGCTGTTGTTTATTGTTTTATGCCTCAAGGCGGCGACCAGATGATGATGATGATGATGATGCTTCATGGTGTTGGTATTGAACCGCGCCACGAGTTGATCTGGCTGAAGAATAATCACGTTCTTGGGCGGACGGATTATGCATATAAGCATGAGCCTGTGTTATATGCATGGAAGCCAGGGGCAGGGCATAAATTTTATGGTGACTTCCAAACCTCAATCCTTGAGTTTGCTCGGCCACAAAAGTCTGACCTGCACCCAACCATGAAACCCATTCCGTTGATTGCCAAGTTGGTAGGAAACAGTAGCAAGCGTAATGAGCTGCTCTACGAACCATTCTCAGGAAGTGGCACCACACTTATAGCTAGTGAGCAGACGAGCCGTCGCTGCTATGCTATGGAGATTTCGCCGCAATATGTTGATGTTGCCGTAAAACGCTGGCAAGCCTTCACAGGTAAGAAAGCAATCCTTGAGGGAACAGGGGAAGAGTTTGAAGCAATAGCGGGTGCAAGTATTTCCGATGAAACAGTAATAAAATAGGTGGGTTACATGCCAATATCCAAAGGTGAAAAACAAAAGTCGAAATACAAGCCGGAATCGGTTATTGATGAGAACGTATTCAATGCGCTTTGCAAAGTGCAGTGCACACAGGCAGAAATATGCGACGTGCTTGGGGTTGACGATAAAACACTGACGGCCTGGTGCAAGAAGAAATTTGGCAAAGGATTCAAGGGAGTATACGAACAGAAGAGAGCCACAGGAAAGGTATCTTTGCGCCGGATGCAATGGAAAAGTGCGGAAGCCGGAAACCCGGCCATGCAAATCTGGCTCGGTAAGCAGTACCTTGGGCAACGCGACAAATTCCCCGAAGAGGAAGAGGACAAGGTTGCTCAACCGATAAACATCACGCTTATGCCGTATGACGCAAGCAAGTCTGACAGTCCGACCGATAATTCCGCAAGCTAGATTCCTGGCTATGCCCCAGAAGTTTCGGGCATACATCGCGGGGTTCGGATCTGGGAAAACTTTCGCTGGCGGGATGGCGTTGTGCATTCACCATGCCAGGTTTCCAAGAGTTAATTCGGGATATTTCGCCCCAACGTATCCGCAAATTCGGGATATTTTTTACCCTACAATTGAAGAGGTTGCGCACCTGTTCGGCTTTTCTGTCCAAATTAAAACCTCAGACCATGAGGTTCATTATTATAGCGGCGGGTCATACCGCGCCACGACTATATGCCGGTCACTGGATAAGCCAAGCTCAATCATCGGGTTCAAGATTGGACATGCGATGATTGATGAATTCGACACAATGAAACTGGAAAACGCCATCTTATCGTGGCGCAAGATCATTGCCCGGATGCGGTATAATCTGCCCGAACTTAAGAACGGGATTGACGTAACAACCACCCCCGAGGGATTCCTAGCCACACACAAACTATTTGTGGAAGACGTGCTGAAGTCTCCATCCTTGGGCAAAAGCTACGGCCTAATCCAAGCCAGTACCTACGACAACGCCGCCAACCTTCCTGATGATTATATTCCCTCGCTGCTGGAAGCATACACACCTGAGCTTGTCCTAGCCTATGTTAACGGTCAGTTTGTTAACCTGAAGTCCGGCACCGTTTATCGATACTACAATCGAACAACGCACAACAGCACAGAAACGATACGCACTAGCGGTGAAAAACTGATCATCGGCATGGACTTCAACGTACAAAAAATGGCCGCGTGTATTTTCGTTGAGCGCGGTGAAGCATGGCATCAGGTAGCAGAATTGAAGGAACTGTTTGATACGCCGGACATGATCAGGGTTTTGAATGAACGATACCCAGCAGCGAAGTTTAGAAGGATCGTGTACCCGGATGCCAGCGGCGGTAGCCGGGATTCTGGCAATGCATCGATTACCGATTTGCATCAATTGCGTTTGGCCGGATTTGAGGTTAGATCACATGCAACGAATCCTTATGTAAAAGACCGGGTGAACGCGGTCAATACGGCCTTTGCGAAGGGAAAATTGTTTGTGAACGCGGCGGCGTGCCCGGTTACGGCAGGTTGCCTTGAGAAACAAGCATACGACGCGAACGGCGAACCGGACAAGAAAAGTGGCTTCGATCACCAGAACGATGCATTTGGTTACCCGGTAGCCTACGAAATGCCTATAATCCAATCTTTACGAAAAGTCAGCGTGGGAGGTGGCCTGTGAGTTTTTTACATCCGCAATATGAAAAGATGCGACAACGGTGGAAGGATGCGCGAGACGCTGCCGATGGTGAATATGAGGTACATGATGCACGAGAAGAGCACTTACCGCGGCTAAACCAGGAAGACGATCCGGCATACAACTTGCGGCTTAAGATGACTCCCTGGTTTGGTGCGACGTGGCGAACAATAATCGCCCTTCGCGGGATGATCTTTCGCAGACCGCCAGATATTGAAGTAACGGACAGTATGGAACCCTTGCTGACGGACATCGATAACGCGGGAACGTCGTTCACGTCCTTTGCCCAAAAGGTAGCGCTTGATGATTTGATTGTTGGACGGGTGGGTGTATTGACTGAGCATACTCCGGTAGGGGAAGGTGCTACGGTAGCGGACGCGCAGAATGTGGGAGCAAGGCCATATCTGTGCATGTACGCCACCGAGAATATTTTGAACTGGGAGTACACCAGCACGGGCGGAAAGCGGCAGTTATCCTTTGTTCGATTGCGAGAAGACCCGGCAGGTTATCCTGATGTTGAGCTAAAGGAAGCAGAAGAGCTGCACAAGGTATTGATGCTAGAACAGGGGCAATATGTCCAATATCTGTATCAGGTCAACACCACATCAGGAAAGGAAACTCTGGTGGAGGGTTGGCCAAGATACCCAAAGCGAAACACACAGCCGATCCCCTTTATTCCGTTTCAACCAATAGGTGTGGATTCCTTGGAATGCAAGCCAGAAATACCGCCGCTGATGGATTTAATCACAATGAATTATCACCACTACGAGCAGAGTTCGTCATATGAGCGTGGCTGCTTTTTGTCTGGATTGCCGACGCTGTTCATCTATGGTGATGCTGGCGGAGAGAACGGGGCGAATACCGTGTACTTGGGCGGATCGACGGCGAACGTATATCCGAACCCGCAGACCAAAGCCGAATTTGTGGAAGTTCAAAGCAGCTTCGAGGCTCTACTAAAAAATATCGAAAAGAAAGAATTTCAAATGGGTGTACTCGGTGCCCGAATGCTTGAACCAAGGAACGCCGGGGTGGAATCCGGGGAAGCGTGGAAGCGCAAACAAGCCGGGGATGAGTCGGTGCTGGTTGATATGTCTACAACACTATCCGAAGGCATGACTAATCCTTTGCGCTGGATGGCCTGGTGGCTTGGGCAGGAAGACGATGAGGAAACAAAGGTAGAATTCAACAAGGAGTTTATGCCACCGAATGTAGATTCCACTCTGCTTACATCGTGGATGACGATGTACATCCAGGGGGGCATGAGCTGGAAAACGTTATTTTACAATCTTGACCGTGCTGGGATGTATCCGCCAGGAACAAAAGAAGAAGACGAAAAGGGAATGATTGAAGAAGGTACGCCGGGGATGGGAACTTTACCGACAGGGGGAAACAGCAATGGGGGAGATAATACGGGTACAGTTTCAGGACAACCAGGTAGCGGAAATGGAGAAAGCAGCGGCCAAGATGGATCAGGGAATAGCGGAAGCGATTGACAGGGCAAAGGAAGAAAACCTTCCAGCGGGTTTAGTGGTGGCATTGCTGCAAGGTCACCTGTTTATTCAAACACAAGAAATGATTGACGATGGCAGAGATTAATCCGAAGCTCCTCGACAAGATCATCCGATTCCAGGTCGACTTGCGCAGGCTTGAGGCCAGTGAGCGTAAGAAGATAGAGAAGATTGTCAAGCAGATCGAAAAGGGTGTGCTTGCCCGATTGTCAGGGGATGAAATAGCCACGTTCAATAAGCGTAAGCTATCTGCGTTGCTTACCTCAATCTCGGAGCCGGTATCTGAGGCTTTTGCCCAAATGCAAGACGCGGCAGCTGAAACATTAGACGGGGTTGCGAAGCTGCAAATCAAAACAGCGGCGGCGAACATCGATGAAGTATTTATTGGATACAACGCGGCACTGCCCACGGCTGCGGTAATATCGGGAATCACGGCGAATACACTCATCAACGGTGGGCCGTTAGCGGATTGGTGGGCAAAGCAGGAATCCGACACAATCTT